AATCAGAATGATCTTATCATAGTTTGAATGCCCTGTCAATAGCTCATTGAGTGCAAGGTACAGGCCGCAAAATGTCTTGCCTGTGCCTGCATATCCATGCAACATAAGATTGAACCCTTTATTGTATGCTTCGAACGTAGTTTGTTGATTGGCTGTGAGAGGTTTGATTGTTCTAAGTTCAAAGTGGTTCACCTTTTGTTGTTGTTCTTGGGTTTGCTTCTGTGAGTTACTTCTGGGCTTCTTTGACATATTCTCTCCTTTAAACGAAAAAGAGGATCTACCAGTCTCGGTAGATCCTCTTCTCTTACTCTTGTAAAAGCGGTTTCTGATTTTCAAATCAAATTTCTTTTGTTATCTGCCATCTTTTTTCTATAACATCCTTGTTAGCGCCTGGCATTTGCTTGACTTTACCTAGCACATACTTCTGGAAGTCAGATGGTGGTCTGGTTACGCCGATGCCTACTGGATCGACAAGGGTCATTTTGAATACTTGATGTACTTGCTTATTTTCTTCGAGAAAAAGCATCAACTCATCATACGACATGCTGAGTTCAAACTGTTCTAGCGTTTCTTTATCTTCAAATGTGTAAATCATTTTCACCTCTATTTAGCAAACCTAGCCATTCAGGCGGCTGCCTCTTTGTCCACTTATGTAGGTGTTTTTTACCGACACGATAATAGTTGCGATACGATGCAACAGGATCACCCTTGACCAGATACTCTTCTGGCATTGCAGGTGTAACGGGTGTCAACCAGCTGCATGGAATGTTATGAGGCGGATATGCGAATACATCCCGAGCCACTGCACACTTATGGGTCTTGCCATAACGATAGGTGTACTCTTTCAGCAAACCTTCGAAGTGACAGAAGAGCCAGTTATAGTTGTTGTTAGACTGCCGACACCAGACCGCAGAAGGATGATTGACATGTGTGGCCTGATACAGAACCAGTTCACGGTTGTCAGGAAGATGCCAACGCTTAGCCTTGCGACCAGATGCAGACTTACCTTCATACTCTTCACCGTCGATGACACGATGAGCCGTCGAAAGCAATTGTGCGGTTTCAAGGATCATCTTGACCACATGCTTGTCAACCATCTGTTCAGCACATGCTACTGGATCATAGTCGATATAAAAGATGTTCATGTCTTACCCCATTTTCCATTCACCACAACCATCAAGCTTTCTACGAATGACGAACTGTGGAAACCTACGGCATTCGATACTGTTCTCTTGCTCAAGATATGCTTCTTTCGCGTCACGCCAAAACGTATATTTGCGATGTTGGTGTACCCACGATCTAGCCGATTGTTCATTCACCCTATTCTCTTCTTCAAGCATGGTTTCACAACCTGTGTCCCAGGTTATGTTATTCTCTATTTTGCGGCCATACTTGCACCTATCGCAATAATCCATCTTTCACAGACTCCCAATCTACGATATATTCAGGTGTATCATCAATCCAGATATCAGGCAACCAGCCAATGCTGGTGGTATATGGTCTCTTTTGTCGAAAGCTGGTGAAGATAACAGGAATCTTTAGAGCGATCCAGTTGATAGCTGGATCGGTCATCTCAGGCCTGCGAAAAGTCACGATACGAATATCGTGACCACGCTCTAGTGCATCATCAATGAACTTATCCCATAGGATAGGATCACGGGTATATGTATCATCAAAGTCTAAGGCGATATTCATCACTTCACCTCAGGATAATGTTCATTCTCATATGCAACAATCAAATCAACTAGTTTGGAGAGGACGGTTTCTTCTGGTCCTTCAGAAGAAGGAAACAGCAAATCCACACATTCTAAAAGGACTCTATAGGTTGCTTCATTCATCACTTGCACTCCCTCACATGCTTGCAGTCTTTACGAAAACCAAAACCAACACAAGTGCAGCTCCAGTGTGAACCATCACAGGTCACGGTGTATGAGGTACCAGGCTTCGAACCTTTGATGATAAAGGTCTTGGACTTGGATGCTACTGTAGCCCCTTCAAACTCCGCACGATAGATATTGGTTCTAGCTTTCTCGATTACACGAATAGGAAACTTAGGGTCACCTGTAGACAGGCAGAAAACGTCAGGCCCAAAGTATTTTGGATTGGGTACAATGGTACCAGTATATTCATTCCACTCGCGAACCACACCAGCTGCATACACCGCAGCATTGCGCGGATCACGCACATGAACCGTCACCGTCTCACCGACCTTCATGGTATTCCTTTCGACAAAAAAAGAGCGAGGCTATGACACCTCGCCAAGTTGGGCCCAAGGAACGCACCTCAGACAATGAGGCTCTTGATATCGATACCCTCAACGGAGTCAAAGTCGGAATCGATATTGAAAGAAGTGGCGACCTCACCGGTCGAACCAAGGACCTTCTCAACATAATCGAAACGCTTGGACTTCTGCTTGACCTTCTTAGCTTTAGCAGTGACCTTCTGCATGGTTGCAAGGTTCTTAGCCTTGATCTCCTCAGGCGTTGCAGCCTGTTTAGCCTTAGCGGCCTTCTGAGAGAAAAGCTCGCCCTTCGCCTTGAGCTTGGCGTAGGTCTTGCCTTCACGCTTGACCTGTTCGACCAGCTTATCGACCTTGGTCTCCTTAGGCTTCGTGCTGCGAAGAGCTGCCACGTTAGCAGGCTCGGCGATGCAAACATAAGAAACGACCGTGCGGCCATCTTTCTGGGCTTCGATAGTGAAGCCGTAGCGGGTATTCAGAAAAGAGATATACTTTGCAGCATAATCACCAGTGCCGACGCAATCATTGATTTGCTTAGGCGTGACAGGCTTATTCAACTGGATCACCGCAAGAGCGCGGATTTCAGGGCGGATGCCATTAGAGGCGGAAACGATAGGCATGTGTGTGTACTCCTTGTGTGTGTTTTTAACGGTACTATTATAGAGGAACTGTAGGGAATGGCAACCGTCACATCCACTCGCCTACATACTTTTCAGTGATATCTTGGATTGTCTCCAGCTCGGCCGGAACGTACATGTTCACCCAATCGAGAACATCCTCATCGGTTTTGGCGCCCGCTTCGATGGCGTCAACAACCAAGGCTTCAACTGTCATAAGATAATCTTTCATGCGACTCATTGTCAAGCTCCTGTTAGGCGTAGGCGGCGAAACGAAGGCCGCCGACGGTCATCTCGATCAGGTAGGCGTCGTACTCAACCATCGGATCGGTGTCGTGGTAACCCTTGATGAAAATCTCGGCGTCAAGGTAGGTGGGAAAAGACGCAATGGCGTCGGGAAGCTCGTCAGAGCCGTAGAAGGTACCGTAAACTGTAAACTCTTTTGCGAAAGCCGTCATTGCCAAGCTCCTGTCTGTATCGAACTCTCTTTTCATCATGGAAGTATTATACACGGTCCACCAGGAAACGCAAGAGAATTCTGTTGCCAAGCCTATTAGACTTTAGTCTAATGTCAACATTTTGACACTGTAACAGGTTCTGTTACGCCCTTTGCGGCTGTACGCCGTCTTGAGCTTGACAATACGCGGTTGGAATGCTCCTGACCGAAGCGCCTCCGCGACACGGTTACGCGGCCTTATAGATCCGCTGGTATTCACCTTCTGCCTTGGCACGGGCGCTCTCCTTGACGTTCTGGAGGTCAACCTCTGGGACCTCGACCAGCTGGCAGTTACGGAGCCAAGCCCATGTAACATCCCTGTAATTGTCGTAAACCTTGCCGTTAGCGGCTGCAACCTTGATTGTTACGTCCGAGGTCGCGATTCCGAGCTTCTTGGACAGGACGCTTTTCCAGCCCATCTGGTAGGGTTGCATGGTTTGCACAACCACCTTACCGACCGTCCCCTTGCCCTGGCGACCCTTTGTCACCTTGACGATAGCACCGAGACGGATGGTCTGGACCTCGTCCTCCGCCTTCAGGAGGGCGTCTTCATAAGCTCGGCTATAGAGAAAACCCTTGACCTTCTCTAGCACCTCGGGAGTGGCGTCGACCGTCGCCTTGGTCACCCAGGGAACGGTCTGGAGACGGGCCTGAGCCTCGTCCCAATAGGTCGCATAAGTGGTCATCTCCCATACGTCCGACATGGTCTGGATCGACGCCTGCCAGACCTTGAGGGTTGCGCCCTCGGCGATGGTCACAGTGGCTTCGATCCACTTGGACTGGGCATTGTACTCACCGACATTCATCGTTATTGCCATGATCTAGTCTCCTATCTAATCTCTATGGTGTGGATTATAGAGAAACTGGCCAGGAATGCAAGTGTTATTCCTGCATAGCTGACCAGCGTGGAGTGCATAGCTATATTGTAGAGCTTATGTTACCTTAACGGAACATGCTTACCGAAAAACTCATCCCGTTCGTCATAGTCCTCGGGGTGTTCGGACCATGCTTTTGTCCAGTTTTTGATTTCACGGCGCTTATGGTTCTCTGAATCCAGCTTCCGTATTCGGCCCTTCTTTTCTTCGTAGGGTTCATAATCATCAAAATCTTCATAGTGGTTTGAGTTGCTCTTCATCTTCGCCATTCGTGTTACCTGATTTATCCTTTTCTATTTACCACAAATCTGGAAATGCTTCATGTACAATTGAAGCATCAAGCCCTTTGACCTTCTGTTTCTTCATAAGCATATTCATGAAGACCTCGGCCTCACGCTTCTCCAAGACCTCGAGGATCTGAATGAGAATTTGCTCTCTGCGTTTTACACTGAGGTCAGGCGAAGTTCGAGGATTGTTTTTCTCGAAGAGATATACTCGCCCAAGTTCCTGATGAATGGACGAATAGCTCATGCCAGGCGGCGAGTCACCGGGCTTGTACAGTGGAACTTGTTCGAACACGAACTGGATATTTGGGCAGTAGGTGCCACGCAATACTTCGCGAAGCGCATAAGTGGCATTGCCACGGAGAATGTTTATCTTGTCTTGCTTAGTAGGAGCCTTCTCAAACTCGTCAAAGACTTCATAACAGTTTTTCATGGTTCAAAACTCATCTATGCACTCAATCAAATTCTTGAGGCGGTTATCAATAAAGTAGTTCAACATCTTCTGACGGCTACCAGACTTCGGTACATCATAGGCCCGAACAATCTGTTCTTTGAGAGTCTCAGGGATATAGTCCAGATCAACAAGCATTTGGTTTCGCTTATAGCCTCGTAGCATCATATCAGTAGTGCAGAACTCCTCTGCGGTACTATTTATCCATTCTTGAAGTTTCTTGGTGCTAATAACCTTCTGCCGTTCACCAGCAACGAAAGTGTTATCAGGTGAGAGAAAGTTAGGAATGCCATCGCCACGGTCACCACGAATGATATGCTCTTTGATATAGTTGAGGGGGTCTTCTGTCTTCACAAACCTTTTGAGAATAGGGCTGTACTGCACAACACCAGGATATTTCTGGAGCTGAACAAAGTCTTTGTCAGAAGATAGAATGAGAATTTCTTCGTGTGCGGCCATTCGTGCGGTCAGAACACCGATAACATCATCAGCCTCTGCACCATCAACCTCGATGACCTTGTAGGGGAAGTTTTCTTTCAACTCATCACGGATCTTGTTGAGTGTCTGAAAGATCAAGTGCCAATCAAACTCGGACTTTTCACGGTCAGACTTGCGATGAGCTTTGTAGAACGGAAAAATATCGCGGCGCCAGTACTTCTTTGAGTCACAGGCCACCACGATATCACCATACTTGGACTTGAATTGCTTTGCGTATGAACGGAGAGAGTTTAGTACCATGTGTCGGATGAGAGGTTCATCCAGTTTCATTTTTGGATTGCTGTTGATTTGTTGCATCAGGTTCGAGATTAGAACCTGGTTGAGATCGATCAAAATCATAATGTGTCCTTATTGCTATATGTATTATATAGCAGTTACTCTTCTTCGTCAAGGTCTGAGATATCTTCTACAATCTTTCCAGTCTGACGATTGATTACTTTCACATTCTCATCGATGAAATTATGCAGGTTATGCTGAAGGTCAAACTGACGATAGATGGTTGCTCGCAGTGCATCGGCTGCCATAGAGAAGTCTTTTAGAAAGACATTACTATCTGTATCTACGCCATGGTTCTCGATCTCGGTGACCATGATCTCAACGATATCATCCACAATACCGTCAGCATATTTGAATAGCCCTTTTATCTTGTACTGTTTGACAACATCATCATCTGTTGATGGTTCACGAACAATCTTGCTCTTAGGAAACTGGACAACATTCTCACTCATTTGATGGCCCTCAACAGAATTACTTCGGTATTTAGGCGACCATTCGCCGCTTTGGGTTTACACTTGATATTGTCCATGAGCTTGCGAAGAACCACCTTGCTACCAGCCTGAAGGATAGTCAAGGTCTGCTCAGGTTTACGAACCTTCTTGGTGACAGAGGTCTTCTCATCGAAGCCCGTAAGGGTTGTTCCCTTCACACTAAGCCCTGTGTGGCTCATTGCGTTGTAGACAGATAGGTTTCGATACTTCACATTGAAGACCCAAAGCTGTTGAGCGCCAACAACCTCTGTAGGCTTGATGCTCTTGATATTCAGGGTTGTGTCTTCTGCAAGAAACTTCATCTTGCCAACGATAACACCGACAGGCTTCTCTTTCGTCTTTCGCGGCTTACGGGCTGCCTTGATGACATTAGCACGAGCCTCAGCAGCAGAAACAAAACCGCGGATAAACTCCATGTATGACTTCAACTGGATTTTTTTCCAGTGAGAGTATGCTTCTTTGAGTTGAGGGTCTTTGCCTTGCATAGCATCGAACAGCTCTGCATAAAGCGGCTTGTAGTAGTCCGCAATACGCTGTGCAATCTGCGGCTTGATATCGTTGGCCCGCATCCAATTTTCTATGCTGAACGCATTACGCCCTTCTTTGATGAAGATATCAACCTGCTCTTCAAGGTCACCAATCAAGTCAGAAGTCTTGTTGTTGATCCTGTCTTGGATAGAAATCACATTCTTCGTGACAACAGGTTCAACAACCTCGACGGCCTCAACCTCGTTGACAATCAGAGCTTCAATCTTCTTCATGATGATAGCGATAAGCTCTTCCGAGACTTTGCTACCATTCATGAACAGACGGCAGTGCCAGCCAATGTTACGAAGGTCTTGGGCCGATATCTGCCCAACCAGCTTCAGCTTCTTCTTGTCATACTTGATGTGCTTGAGGTATGCAAGAGCAAACTCCTTCGCATCATCCGTAGAATAGAAGTAGTTGAACCAGTTGTATGCTCCGCCTAGATTGGTATCGACGGTAACATCGACCAATACGGGTTCAGAGCCGAGGTACTTTTCATCGAGAAACTTTCCACGAACCTTACCTGCTGCTTTTGCCATTTGTTCCTCAGTAGATTTGACCAAACTTCAAAGACTTGAAATCCGTAATCACACAGATACCGTCTTCGAGATATTCATAAGTATAGCTGATCTTGGAGGCATAGTCAATAGCGTCCTCGATGAAATTGTAGACTTTGCTAGGACCAAACACGTCCATCATTCTGTCCATATCTCCATCCCAGTGGAGTGTTTCATCATTGAACTTTCCGTAGATATTATCTATGGCATGTGAGTGTGCTACACGGAATTCAGGGCCAGCAGTCTCTAAGATATAAACTCCGTTATCCAAGGACATTAACCTACCACAATCGACTTGATCGAATCCATACGGAATGAACGCCAGCCATGTGATTCAATATCCCATACGGAAAGAACTTCAAGGTTCTCTTTACGAGGTGTCTCATTTTCTTGAAGCAACTGCGGCGGTAAAAGGTCAGGTTGCAATGTACAACGCATTTCACGCAAACTACCATCACGCTTATCGAACGTGACAGTGACAACACCCTTGCTCAAGGTTTCTTTCAGTTCATAACGATCCATCATGCCCGCATCTCCTTAATCAGTGCATTAGCTTCGGTAAATGGGAGGTAGTACTTGAGTAGAGTTTCGAAGGCCTCGACAAACATCTTGTTATTTTCAAGGTCATACTCGGTATAAGGTTCAAGCTTACCGTTGGCTTTGCGCTTCTCGATATCCTTAACATCTTGAAGCATGTAGCCGTAGTCCTTGACTAGCATATCACGCATAAGCGAGTCGGCCGTTTCATCAGTGATTTCAATCTTCATGTCTGCAACCCCGTCATGTTGTGCATTTCCATATACTCGGCTAGGTCGTCATACCCACCGATACGCTTATCATACACGAAAACCTGTGGTGCTGTCAAGGGCAAATTTGGACCAATCAGTTCTCGCAGTTCTTCTTTGGTATAATCCGTACCGAGATTCAGTGCGGTATACTTTACACCAACATCATCAAGGAGTTTCTTGGCCTTGATGCACCAAGAGCAATTGTCTTTTGTGTAAATCTTATACATCATTCAACTCCGAAATGTTCTCGTGTGGGTTTATTCAAATGCCAAGCATTGTGACCTTCAGCAATCAGTTGTTCTTGAACTGCCAAAACTTCCTTAACGATCAACTCAGCAAACTTTTCTCTTGAAACTCGCCAGAATGGTTTTACTTCATCAGTTTCTTTGTTTCGATAGTTACCAGCTGGATTACATATACTTCGTGCATAAGTTTCTGCTTCCATAGAAAGTTCTGTTATACGCTCGTTCATTTATTATCATCCTTTAACCAAGGTTCTAAAACTATAAGCATAACCTTCTGGAGAAGTGGTTTGCCAGTATCCACCCCAGCTATCATGAATACGATAAACTGGACCAAAACATTTATTTCTTTGAGCGATCATAATAGC